TTTCGTGTAAGGATGCTGGAAACAGATTGACTATATTTACGATGTACAATCATAGAAAATATGGGGATGCTGGTAAATTCTACCAGTTAGCATAATATGCCAGCAGTATGTAGAATTGGAGACTCACTAGACACAGGACACATATGTGATGCAACAACCACAGTCGCAACTTCCAACACTACTGGTAAAGTTAAAGCGAATGGAATCGCAATAATAGTTGTGGGCGCTTTAACTGCACCACACGGTGTTCCGCCTGCTTGTGCAGATCATGAAGTTCCACTGGTGGGTTCTTCTGGTACTGTTAGTATTGAGGGTAAACTTGTAGGAAGGGTTGGAGATGCAATTGATGATGGGGCTATGACAGGTGGTAGTCCAAACGTAAACGCTGGATAATTAATTAAAGGAAAAGAAATGTACGAATATAAATGTAAAATTTTAAGAGTGGTTGATGGTGACACAACTGATGTTGATATCGACTTAGGGTTTGGTGTTTGGTTGCATAAGCAACGCATTCGATTTTATGGAATAGACACACCAGAATCTAGAACGAGAGACTTGGAAGAAAAGAAGTATGGACTTGCAGCGAAGGAATATGTGAAAGCACATATACCTGTTGGTTCTACACAGACGTTGGTGACAGTGAAAGATGGTAAAGGTAAGTATGGCAGAATCTTGGGACAGTTCAAGTTGGAAGATGGAACTATCCTTAATGAGAATATGATATCAGAACATCATGCTGTTGCATATCATGGACAGTCTAAAGAAGAAATCGCAGAGGGGCATATTGCCAACAGAGAGTTCATTAATCTCTAACTTTCGTTATAAATACAATTAAGGAGATTTCAATGGCACTAACACCAAACTCATTTAGTGATGCGTCTGCGTCTAAGTCTAGAAGCACTAGACTATACAAAGATATCAGTTTGTCTTTCACAAGACATCCTATTACTGGTGACATCGCTAAGTTGACGGATGCAGATGCTGTAAAGAGAAGTGTAAGAAATCTTATCAATACAGATTTTTATGAGCGCCCGTTTCATCCAGAGATTGGTTCAGATGTAAGAAGAACATTGTTCGAACCTGTTGATGAGACAACAGCTATGAACTTAACAACTTACATTGAAGAAGTTATTGTAAACTACGAACCACGGGCGGACTTGGCATCAGTTAGAGTTGATGCTGATATTGATAGAAATGGATACAATATTGTTATTGAATTCTACCTTCGCAATTCTGAAGAAGGTCTTATTTCTATGGATGTTCAGTTGCAAAGACTGAGATGATATCGAAACAATTAGAGAAGAGCAAATAATATGTCACAAAAATTACAAGTTACAGAGTTGGATTTTGATTTAATCAAAGATAACCTAAAGACATTCTTGAAAAATCAAAATGAGTTTACAGACTATAACTTTGAAGGTTCTGGTATGTCACAGATTGTTGATCTGCTTGCATACAACACACACTACCTCGCAATGAATGCTAACTTCGCAATGAACGAAGCTTTCTTGGACACTGCTACTCTTCGCTCTTCTGTAGTATCTCACGCCAAGAAACTTGGTTACACTCCACGTTCTGCTCGTGCTCCTATTGCGTATGTTGATGTAACTCTTAACTCATCCACTGCTACTAGTGCTACCCTTGCTAAAGGGACACGGTTCACCACAAAGATGGATGGTAGCACATATGGATTTGTAACAAATACGGATTTGTCTGTTACTCCATCAAATGGTATTATGAGATTTATCAATGTTCCAATCTATGAAGGAACTCTTGTTACATCCAGATACACTGTTGATTTGAATAACATTGAACAGAAGTTTGTGGTGACGGACACAAGAGCAGACACTACAACACTACAAGTATCTGTACAGAATTCTACTAGTGACTTAACTACAACAGTATATACTCTTGCAACTGACATTACTCAAGTAACATCTGGTGCAAATGTTTATTTTATTCAAGAAGGTGCTGATGGTAAGTTTGAAGTTTACTTTGGTGATGGAGTTGTTGGCAGTGCAATCTCTAATGGTAACATCGTTCAACTTCAATATGTTGTCACAAACAAAACAAAAGCTAATGGTGCAAACCTCTTCTCTACTACATCTGTTGACGGTGAGACTGATGTGACTGTCGCAACTTTGATTGCAGCAAGAGGTGGTGCAGAACCAGAATCTATTTCATCTATAAAATTTAACGCTCCCCTAGATTATTCATCACAGGGTAGAGCAGTAACTACACAAGACTATAAAACAATTCTTCCTCAAGTTTACGCTAATACAAAAGCAGTTCAAGTATGGGGTGGTGAAGATAATGATCCACCAATCTATGGACAGGTGTTTCTATCTGTAAGAACTAAGTCTGGTGTCAACTTGACTCAAGCACAAAAGAACAGTGTTGCAAATGATTTGAAAAAGTATAACGTAGCATCTATTCGACCTACTTTTGTTAATCCAGAAGTAACAAAAGTTAAACTAAAAGTTAATTTTAAGTTTGATAGTAAAACTACAACTAAGTCTGTGGGAGATATCGAAGCTCTTATAAGACAAACAATAACAAATTATAATGATAGTGATTTACAAAACTTTGATGTTGTGTTTAGACATTCTAAATTATCTAGACTTATTGATGCAACAGATACATCAATTCTTTCAAACACAACAAGAATAACTCTTAACAAAGTTTTAACACCAACATTAAATACTGTAACTCAATATATTATTAACTTTAATAATCCATTGTATAATCCACACACTGGGCATAATTCTGCTATGGGTGGTATTACTAGTTCTACAGGTTTTACTATTGCTGGAAATACAAATACACTATATCTTGATGATGACGGAAATGGTAATATCAGAACTTACTATCTAGTTGGTGGTACTACTAGAAACTATGTTGATGAAACGGCAGGAACTATTGATTATGAAACTGGAAAGATTGTTCTTACTGATTTGAACATTACTTCTACAAGTACTGGTAATACAATATCAATTGATATTCTTCCTGCTTCAAATGATATTGTGTCTGTTAGAAATCAAATTCTTGAGATTGATACTGGTTCTGTATCAATTGATGGAACTGTTGATATTATTGTGTCTGGTGGTTCTTCTGCTGGTACAGGATATACTACAACGCAAAACACATACTAGTAAGGTTTTTAGATGACTAGTCCAACACTAAAAAATAAAGTATCTCCCCATATTCAAGAACAACTGCCTGAATATGTAAAATCGGATCATCCTTTATTTTCTTTATTTCTGAAATACTATTATGAGTTTTTGGAATCTGGCGAGCTTACCGTATCAGGTTCTAATGATTATGTTATTGAAGAAACAATAAGTAAAAATTATATTTTAGATGAACAAGAATTAAAAGTTGTTCTTGAATCTTCTGCTGGTAAGTTTACTGCTGGAGAAACTATTGTAGGTTCTAAATCAAAAGCAACTGCAAGGGTTCTTGTAGATGACTTTGATAGTAATAATAGATTATTCATTACATCTCAACAAAGATTCGAAACTGGTGAAACAATTACTGGTTCATCTTCTGGTGCAACAACAACTGTTGTATCTTATCGTGCAAACCCTGTACAAAATATTCAACAGCTTCTAGAATACGCAGACGTTGACAACACAGTTTATAGTTTTCTTGATAAGTTTAGAGATTCCCTTATGGAATCTATTCCGAATACTCTTGCCGAAGGTACAGAGAAAAGAAAACTTATCAAGAGCATTAAAGACTTGTATGCTGCTAAAGGTACAGAGGATGCCCATAAACTATTCTTTAGAATTCTTTTCAATCAAGAAGCGGAATTAATTTATCCTAGAGATAATCTTATCCGTTCATCAGATGGTGAATGGTCTACAGACAAAGTAATTCGTATTGTTGAAAATGGAAACTCAGATTTTACTTCTGCTATTGGTGAGTTTATAACTGGTTCTACTTCTGGTGCAACTGCTATTCTTATAACTGTTATTAAGTTTAGAGAAGGTGCAACTGATATCGCTGAATTGAGTTTGGATGAAAACTCAATCGTTGGAGATTTTGTTGAGGGAGAAATTATTACCTCTACAGATATATCCAGAGATTTAGAAATTGCTGGTACTATTAAAGGAATTGTTACAGGACTATCTGTTTCCAATAGAGGTTCTTATTATAATATTGGTGACACGGTTAATATTAAAACGGGCGGTAATAATGCTGCAACTGCCAGAATTGAATCTATATCGCCAGGTTCAGTAAATGAAATTCTAATTGAGAATGGCGGTACAGGATATACCATAGGTGATAATCTTGTATTCAATCTAACTGGAACTGAAGGTTCTAGTGTTCAGGCAAAAGTTTCTGTAGTTGGTGGTGGTATAAGTCTAGAACAAACTACATCACCAGATTCTATTGTCACTGAGAATGATGAAAAGATACTTACAATTGCCATCGACAATTTTGAACTTGAAGATTCGACATTGGGCAACTCATACTTGTCTAGTGAGTCAGGAGACTATATTGTTCTAGAAGATGATTCTCTTCTATTAACAGAGACAGATGCTCTAGAGTATGCAAAGCAGCAAGGTACTTCTACAGACCTTACTGGTGATATCATCATGGAAGATGGTAAACAACTTCTTAGAGAAGATGCAGATATTTTCTTCTCAG